GTTCTCCGCCGAGCTGTCCATGAAGCTGTTCCCGGACAATCCCGACTTCCGGGTGACGTTTGACGCGACCCAGCTCATGCGCGGCACGTTCGCCGAGTCGGTGGCCGCGTACCAGACCGCGATCCAGACGGGGATCATGGTGCCGAACGAGGCCCGGGCCGAACTCGGGCTTCCGCCGATCGACGGAGGGGACGACATGTTCGTCGGCCCCAACATGCAGTCCGGGGGGACTACCGATGACGACTCCGAAGATGGAGATCCGGCGCCTGACCGTGGGCCGGATGGATCCGACGTCGCCGACGTCTGAGGATCGCACGATCGAGGGGACCGCGGTCCCCTTCAACAAGCTCAGCCATCCGATCGCCGGCGAACGATCGCGGACCTTCCGCGAGAAGATCGAGCCGGGCGCTCTGACCTGGGACGACCGGACCGTGCTGCTCACCCAGCACGACCAGCGCGGCGTGCCGCTGGCGCGGATCGGTTCGGGCACGATGAGCATGACAAACGGCGAAGACGGCGTGCGCTTCCGCGCTATACTGCCGGAGTCTCGCCAAGACGTGCGGGAGGCCCTCGAACGCGGGGACCTTTCGGGGGACGTGTCCATCGGGTTCATCGTCGAAGATGACCGATGGCTTCACGGTAAGAAGGGCTCAGTGCGAACCGTGACACAGGGTCACATCGTCGAGCTGAGCCTCGTTTCGACCGGCGCCTATGCGGACGCCGCCATTTCCGGGGGGGCCTGATGGCCGATCTGATCAGCATGCGCGCCGACGCCATGGAAGCGCGGAAGAGGATCGACTCGATCCTCAACATCGACGGGGAGCTCACGGTCGACCAGGAGCGCGAGCTCGAACAGGCCGACACCGAGCTCCGGACCCTGACCGAGCAGATCAAGAAGGCCGAGGTCCGCGAGAGCGCATCCGAGGCCCTCGCGCTTCCGACCTACGACTCGCGGGCGACTCACCGGCCGGTTTCGCGGCCGAACCTCGACAGCCGGCAGCAGTTCCTGTCGAACCTGCGGCAGGCGATCCGCAACGGCGGGATGCCTGAGGAGCGCGCGTACTCGGCGCCTCTCGACTCGGGGAACGAAGCGTCGGCCCTGATGCCGGTCGACCTTCAGGACGAGATGATCCGGCTCCTGTCGAACGTCTCGGCGGTTCGCCAAGCTGCTACGATCCGGTCGTACTCGAACGATGTCGAGATCCCGGCGGTTTCGACCCGCGCGGAGATCACGGCGACGACTGCAGAAGGCGTCGCGTATGACGCAATCGGACCGGAGTTCTCGAACCTGCGGATCCGGTCGTACAAGTCTGCAGCGGAAACGCAGGTGACCGAGGAGGTTCTGAACGACTCTCGCGGTGGGATCGTCTCCGAGATCCTGCAGCAGCACGCAGAGGCGCATGGATACTTCTGGGAAACCCTGTTCCTCGGTACTGCAGCAGCGCAGGGCGCGGGCGCTCCCGATGGCATCCTCGCATCGAGCTTCACCAACGTCCCGGGCGCTCCCACCGACAAGACCGCGTCGGGCAACACCTTCGCCGAGGTGACCTACGACGACCTCGTGGAGGTGGCCTACGGTATGCCCGCCGCCTACTGGAGCACGCCCAAGAGCTGGATCGTGGGTCCTGCGATGTACCGGGCGCTTCTGGCCTTGAGTGACACCACGGGCCGTCCGATCCTGATGCCTCAGGCGACCGGCACCGCGCAGGACTCCCGTCTGTCGTGGAACCTGCTCGGGTACCCGGTGCTCGTGTCCGATGCGATGCCGGCACAGGCGAACAGCGCGTTCGCCGCCGTCTTGCTGAGCCGAGAGTCGTATGTGGTGGCTGACCGCGTCGGCCCCGGCGTCGCGTCGCAGGTCGACCCGTACAGCTACGGGTCGCTCGGACGCACCGCGTACCGCACGATGATCCGGTGCGATGGTCGATGGCTTCGCCCGACCAGTTCGGCCCGCCTGAAGCTCGCCTCCAGCTGATCGGCCTGAGATCTCCAGACGGCGGGCCCGGACTCCTTCGGGAGCCGGGCCCGCTTCTTCGAGGGGGACCCTATGCTCGACATCGTCACCCAGACCGCCCACGACTACCAGGTCTCGGAGTTTCGCGACCATTGCCGCATCCCGTGGACGGATGACGATCCGGCGATCCAGCGCTCCCTCGACGCGGCGGTGCTCGCGTTCGAGCGGATGACGAACCATTACGTGCGGTCAACCACGATTGACTGCACGCTGAAGCCCGGCGACATCGTCCCGTTCGGACCGTCGCCGACGCTGGTGTCCGTCACCCAGGTCGATCTCGACGACGACACCGAGACGGCCGTGACCGCGCAGTGGGCGATCCGCAAGGGGTGGGGCGCCTCGGTGATCTCGCTGCGGTCGGACGGCGACTGGTTCCCTCGCGAGTACGAGTACCGCTTCCGGCTGTCGACCGCGGGATCCTCCGACGCCATGATCAAGGCCGCGATCTTCGGCATCGGTGAGCACTTCTTCCAGCATCGCGGGGTCGTCGACGCCGGCGGGTACGCGGAGATCCCGTACACCGTGCGGGCGATCGTCTCTAACTACCAGAAGGGCTCAGCATGAGCGCCGGCGGTGCCCGGCACTACGTGGCGTTCTACTCGCCGACGACCACGACGGACAGCGCTGGCCAGTCCTCGCTCGGGTACGTGCTCCAGTTCTCGGCGCCGGTCGACTTTCTGGTAATGAGCAGCCGGAAGTCGATGGACGGCGACATCCAGCCGAGCGGGTCGGACGTCGCCCAGATCCGGATGCCCTTCAACACGCGGATCCGGGTCAACTGGCGGGTCCGATATGACGACACCGACTGGGACGTGCGGACGATCCGCGACCCGAACGGCCGCCGCCGGGACCTCGAGATCACCGTGGAACGGGTCGAGCAATGAACCTCGGCGACCTTGCGCAATACGACGAGCGGCAATGGCGCAAGATCACGCGCGAGGTCTTCAAGGGCGAGCGCGATCGGAAGCGCGCGGTCCGCGCCGCCCACCGGATCAGCCTGGAAGAGCTGAACGACGCAGGCCGGAAGAAACTGATGAAGTACCCGTTCCGGCGTGAAGCCCGGGACGTCGCCCGGCGCCGCGGGCGGACCAGGGCGACGACCTGGACGTACAAGAAACGGGAGCGGAAGATCACCGGCTTCCGGAAGGGCATCAACAAGCGCGGGTCGTTTTCCTACCAGACGCGGTTTGGCAAGGACGAGATCACCACGCGCTCGTTCCTCAACAAGAGCCAGTACTACAACTTCGTCGGGCACTTCTTCGAGGGCGGTTTCACGCCGGGACGGGGCACGAAGTACCAGGGCACGCGGGTCCCGCCGGTCGCCTGGCGGTACGGCCCGGTTCGCCAGGCCGACACGGACCGCAAGGTCCGGACCCGGATGCTGAAGGCGATGGAGGTCCAGATCTCGACAGGTCGTACAATGACGCCCACGGAGCTCCGCCGTGCCATTTGAGACCGCCGATCAGCACATCTACGACGCCCTTTCCCACGCATCGACTGGCGTCGGGTCCGGGATCGCGATCGCCCCGGACGTCCGCAACCGCGAGACCGACGTCCCGGCCATCATCTGGAGCGTCGACGACTCGGGCGGATCCCAGACGTCCGCCGGCACCATCGGCCCGTACCATGCGCGGTACACCGTCTCGGTGATGCACACGACGCGACTTACCAGCATGGCGCTCGCCGAGGACGCGCTGGCGGCACTGGAAGCGTCGACCGACTTTCTCACGCGAGAAAACAGCCGGAGGGGCGAGGCGATCGCCCGCGGATCCGAGAGCACACCGCTCTACCTGACCGAACTCGACCTCACCCTGACCTTCGGAGCCTGAGATGGCCGCCACCAGCTTCAACGGAACGACCGCCTCGATCGGCGGCACCGCAGTCCTCGTCCAGTCGATCACGGTCGGCGGAGGCGACGCCGCCCTCGTCGACGTCACCGCCAGCAGCTCGACCCGTCGCCTCCAGATCGCGGGCTTCAACGAGCCGCGGACCATCACCATCACGGGCCTCGCCGAGTCGATCGGATGGGAGGCTGGCACCAGCTACAACGTCGTCATCGGGGTAAATACGCCGATGGGGGCGACGTACACCGGGTGGCTGTGCACGTCCCTCGAAATCACCGGCAACATCGACGAGGCCAACACCTTCACCACGACGTTTATCGAGGACGCCGATGCCACCTGAGTACAAGCGTGACCTGACCGTTCGGGACTGGGAGGCGGTCGGCGACCTGCCCGAGAAGCAGCAGAACCTTGAGTACATCGCCCGCTGCTACGGCCTCACGCTCGACCAGGTCCGCGATCTCAGTCTCTCGGAGATGATGCAGTGCGCGAACGAGGTCGTGACCCGAAACGGTCTAGGGTAGTCGTCCAGGTCGCGATCCGCACCGGCTGGACGGTGGAGCAGGTGCGCGATCTGGATCTGATGGACTTCGACCTGGTCGTGCAGGAACTCAGCGGCAAGCGCCGCATGTCCGAGGACGAGATCCTCCAGGAGCTCAAACGATGGCAGGTCGGATGCTCTCGATCAAGTTCGGCGCGGACACGACCCGCCTAGAGCGGGCGATGAAGCG